ACACTAAACTAAGGGTGTCGCTTGGTTTAGATGAAGATGCAGACAACAAAGAAGCAGATGCATATAGGAACATGGGACTCCGTGGACACTTTGCATACAGTGGCTGGGGCTAGAATGAGATTATCAGAACTTATATTTCCAAAACAAAATCCTCGTCGTAGCGGAATGCACGGCACGGATGAAGAAGTAACAAAAGGCGATGTAATTCGTTGTGTTAAAGATTTGCACAGTCAGGGTGTTCACCCAGGCGATATATTAAAACATGTTACACAAAAATACGGTAATGATTTCTTTAAAGTTGCCGAACAGTGCTTATCCGAAGCCATCTCCGCAACGCCACAAAATACAGATGACCTAGACAAACTAAAAGAACTATTTAAACAGCACCTTCCTGTGGAACTTGCAACAGATGCCCTTGACGATTTAATAGTAGATGATGCTCTCTCTGATGACTTTGCCCATGCGGAACCTGGCAGCGATGCAAGACCAATTATACGAAACTGGATAGAATTGAACATGCCATCGATGATTACACCCGACGAAGAATTAATGGGTGCAGGGCAAGGAATCTTTTCTCCACTACACGGATACAACGACGAAGAAGCCGTCGTCAACCCTGGCAATGTGTCATGGTGAGCATAACTAAGTAGTGCTAAGATATATTTTTGTTGTTTTACTTCTTTTAGCACATCCTTCCCTTGCAATAGAAAAACCAGAACACATAAAAGGTATATATGTATCAAGTTGGGTATCAGGAAATACAACATTTCTCGATAGCTTAATAAAACTTGCAAACGAAACAGAAATAAACACCTTTGTAATCGACGTAAAAGATGCCACTGGAAAAACATATAAACATATGAATCCTAGGCTTGCAACTACCCTACAAAAATTACACGATAATAATATATATGTCATTGCAAGGATTGTATTATTTAGAGATCCTGTTTTTGTTGACATGTATCCGGAAGAAGCAATAACAGATAGTAGAACGGGACAACCCTGGGAACACCGTGGAAAGAAAGAATGGGTTAGTGCATATTCCGAGAAAGCATGGTATTATAATATTATCATTGCAGAAGAAGCAATGAAGCTAGGATTCACAGAGATACAATGGGATTATATTAGGTTACCAGATATTCCACAGTCTCAACGAAAACACATTACATATCCTGGTAAACAAAACCAGACAAGATCTGAAGGTGTTGTTGGATTTTTAAAATATGCCAAAGAACACTTGCCGCCTGTTAGAATGACAGCAGATGTATTTGGATATGTTGCTGTTAACGGTGGTGATCTAATGATTGGTCAACAGTGGGAAACATTGTTACCGAACATAAGTGCAATACATCCAATGACATATCCATCGCATTATCATAAGGGAGCATTTGGATATCAGAATCCTAATTCTGTTCCGTATGAAATCACAGACAACACAATAAAAGCAGCATTAAAGAGGTCAGTTGGTAATGAGGATAAAATCATTTTCTGGCTTCAGGCATTCACAATGGGGAAACCTGCTTATACTAAGCACCACATCCAACAACAAATAAAGGCACTGAACGACAATGGTATCTATCAGTATTTGTTGTGGAATCCACGAAATAGATATAACTTTTATTAATTTTTAACTTGACATAACCTACCCTGTGTGCTATAATGAGCACATAACAACAATAACCTATGGAGACTTATCTATGAGTGAGCCAGATCGTCAGTACAACAAAAAACCATTTAAAGCAGAAGACATAGCAAGACTCAAGCAATTATTTTCCGAAGGATGTACAGTTCTTCAGGAAGTAGACGACTTGAAAGTTGGCTTGTCCGAAACAGTAAAGGCAATTGCAGAAGAGATGGATGTGAAACCCACCCAGCTTAATAAAGCATTGCGTATCGCATACAAAGCATCTATCAGTGAGGAACGTGAGAAGTTCGACGAGGTCGAAGATATTCTAGCAGCCGCTGGTAGAGTATAAATGTACGTAGATGCCCTACACTTCCGAAAGAACGAATTAATCAAAATTGTAGAACGTGTAAATGGCGAGCGCATTTACACGGACTTCAAACCCGACTGGCACTTTTATATAGACGACCCTGCTGGTCAATACAAGACCATTTATGGTAATAGTGTAACAAAGATTAATCCGTCTACTTCCGGAGATCGTAATCAATTAGTAAAACAATACAGCAAAGGCAAATGGGAATCGGACTTTAATGTTGTATTTCGTTGCCTCGAACAGGAATATTCTGAAAATCACCAACCAGAATTAAATGTTGCATTTTTCGATATAGAAACAGACCTCGACAAGGTACGAGGATATTCTTCAGCTGAAGAAGCATTTACTGAAATAACATCTATCTCAATATATTTGCAATGGATAGACACCATGGTGTGTTTAGCTGTGCCTCCTAAAACGTTAACGTGGGAAGAGGCAAACAAGATTGCAAAAGAAGTTGGACCTGAGGTAATACTGTTCACAGAAGAAAAGGAGATGCTCAAGGCATTTTTGGATTTAATCGAAGATGCAGATGTGATGAGCGGCTGGAACAGCGAACAATACGATATTCCGTTTGTGGTAAACAGGATTATTAAAACACTTGGTCGTGTAGAAACACGTAAGCTATGCCTATGGGGAGAAGCTCCTAGGTTACGCAGATTTGAACGCGGTGGACGAGAGTATCCTACATATGATTTAGCAGGAAGAATACATCTTGATTATATGCAACTATATAAGAAGTATACATACGAGGAGCGGCACAGTTATGCTCTTAATGCAATTGCTGAACAAGAACTAAACGAACAAAAAGTCGAGTATGCCGGTACCCTTGATCAGTTGTATAATAATGATTTCAAGAAGTTTTTGGAATACAACATACAAGATACAGCACTCCTTGACAAACTAGATAAAAAATTACAGTATATTGATCTCTGTAATACAATTGCCCATCAGAACTGTGTGTTACTTCCAACGACAATGGGTTCGGTTGCGACAATCGATCAGGCAGTTTCAATTGAGGCACACAGTCGCGGTGTTGTAGTTCCTAACAAAGTACGTAGTAATAACGAAGACGTAAGAGCAGCAGGCGGTTGGGTTGCAACACCAAACAGAGGATTACATCGGTGGATTGGTTCTGCTGACCTTGCATCTCTGTATCCATCTGTAATTCGTGCACTGAACATGAGCCCGGAAACAATTGTCGGGCAAGTGAACCAAGGTAGGACTAATGCCGAGATACAAATATGGGAAGACTCTGCAGCCTCGCACACATTTGCAGGATGGTGGAATGACAGGTTTGTGCCAATAGAGATGGAAAACTTTCTCGATGATAATAACCACACCAAACTTGATTTGCAAATGGAAACAGGTGACCGGTATGAAATAACGGGATCAGAACTCCGTAAGATTATATTTGAAGGCGGCGAGCCTTGGTGCATAAGTGCCAATGGTACTATATTTAGAACAGACATAGAGGGTGTTGTTCCCGGGTTGTTAACACGTTGGTATAGTGAGAGAAAGCAACTCCAGGGTGTTCAGTACGCATATGAACAACTAGAAGACAACGAGAAGACAAAGGGATTTTTAATACCCCCTGAATTATTCACAATGGAAGATGTTGAAGTTGCACACCACGCAAGTCCGTATGATCAGGAACAATGTTTCAAGCCCGGCAAACTAGAGAAATTAATTAAGGAAGGTTCTAAAAAGAGAATGACTGAGTACATGAACCGTCATAAATTAATTGTCAAAGACGGCAAGGCCATTTACAGTGATCAGAACGAGTTAACAGCGATTGTTAGTTTCTGGGATAAGCGACAGTTGGTTAAGAAAATTAATTTGAACTCTGCATATGGTGCCCTACTAAATGCCGGTTCGAGATTCTTTGATCAGCGATTAGGACAGAGCACAACACTAACAGGACGAAACATCACAAAGCACATGGCAGCAAAAACTAATGAATACATAACGGGTGTTTATGATCATTACGGTGATGCTATTATTTACGGTGATACTGACTCCACCTACTTTAGCGCATACCCTGCATTAAAAGACGATATCGAAGCAGGAAACATTCCCTGGACAAAGGAATCGGTTATAGAAATATACGACAAGATATCTGATGATGTAAGTAATACATTTCCTGCGTTCCTACTAGAAACATTTAATGTTCCGTTGAATAAATCAACTGGGATAATTAAATCAACTAGAGAAATTGTTGCAGAGAGTGGACTATACATTAAGAAGAAACGATATGCAGCACTCGTGTATGATGATGAGGGCAAGCGCAAAGATATCGGTGGCTCCATTGGCAAGGTAAAGGCAATGGGATTAGATCTGCGTAGGTCAGATACTCCTAAGTTTGTACAGAAATTCTTAATGGAGATTCTTATAGACACATTAACAAACAAAGGCGAAGTTGTGATACTTGAAAAAGTACGCAAATTCAAAGAAGACTTTGTTGCATTGCATTCCTGGGAGAAAGGAGCACCAAAAGCTGTAAACAATCTTACAACATATAAAGACAGACAAGAATATGTGTTTGAAGAAAAGATGAAAGGCAAGAAGGTAAAATTCTCGATGCCCGGACACGTAAGAGCAAGTCTCAATTGGAACAGAATGCTCGACATACATAACGACAGGCAGACAACAAAAATTACAGATGGTCAAAAGGTAATTGTGTGTCAGTTAAAAGAAAATCCAACGATGATGACAAGCATCGCATACCCTGTCGACTCAACACACTTACCAGAGTGGTTTTTAGAATTGCCATTCGACGACGACAAGATGCTTGCAGCAATTGTCGATAAGAAAGTAAGTAACCTGCTGGGTGTACTTGGTTGGGATTTTTCAAAAACAGATGCATCGGACACACATTTCGAAACACTGTTTGGATAAACACTTGACAACAAGACCCCAAATAATATATAATACACGAATACAAGGAGCGTATTTTTCATGATTTTAGATAATTTTCAAGATATAATAAAACACACATCTGGCTTAGGTTTTATCGAAATGGTAAAACTAACAGGTGAAGCTACAGATGCAACCATCGAAGCAATGGACGAAGATCGGACAGTGGTTGTTTATGGTAAACTTAAGAACCCCGTAGACGGACTAGATGGTGTTGTTGGACTTTCGCGTCTAGGAATACTAAGTGGGTATTTAGGATTCACACCATTCGGTACCGACAATGCAACAGTAGACATTAGAACACAGCAACGCAATGGTACAGATATTCCATGCGAGATTGCGTTCGATTCACATAATGGACACACAGCAGCATATAGATTCATGAGTGCTGAAATTGCAGAGGAACAAATTAAGGTACCACCATTTAAAGGTGCTACATGGGATGTCGTTATTACGCCTGCGCAATCGGCATTGCGTGATCTTAATGCAATGAACGGTGTATTAGGTGCGTTCGAATCTGTGTTTACAGTTAGTACAGTAGACAGCAATTTGGTATTTAGCATCGGCGAAGGAGCAAGCGATCGTAGTAAAATTACATTTGCAAAAGATATCTCCGGTTCCCTTAAACATGCATGGAGTTGGCCTCTTCCTAGAGTATTATCAATTCTTAAGTTGCAAGAATCTAGTGCAAACTGCACAATGAGTTTTTCCGATCAGGGTGCCCTAAAGATTAGCATTGGTTCTGGGCTTGGCGAATACGAATATATATTACCTGCACGGAGTAAGTAATCGATGGGAGTAAATCTTACCAAGCGCCACGAAGATGGAGAATGGGCAATATTTCTGCCGGCCATCTCTGCTTACTATACACAACAAATGACCAAACTAAACGCCGATGAAGATTACTGTGGCAAAGGTCGATGGCCAGCAACATTGCCCACCGGACCCGAGGGTCTTGATTTCTTAAAGAAGGATAGCATGTACTACTACAAGTGGGGATTGTATTCCGCTGGTCATGCTAAAATGAATATCGAGAAGTCGGACGAACTCGAAGGCATGGTTCAGAAACGAGACAGGGACGATAATATTGTAATCGGAGACAGCGGCGGATACCAAATTGCAACTGGTCAGATTAAAATGGAGTGGGACAACCTCGAAGGTGAAAAATGGACTAAGTTGCGCATGGACATTCTGAAGTGGTTAGAACACACATCGGATTGGGCAATGACTCTTGATGTTCCTGCATTTGCTGCGGAGCCGCCTTTGTCTGAGAAGACCGGCCTAACTAAGTTTCGAGACACCCTCGATATCTCAGTTGATAACCTAGACTTTTTTGTAAAGAACCGTGATCTTAGCACTGGCGTAAAATTCCTAAATGTTCTCTCCGGTTCGTCCATTGACAACTCTAGGGAATGGTACAACAATGTAAAACACTTTAGCGACAAGACGTTTGTTAAAGAAGCATACGGTGACGAGAACCGCACACTGGAAGGTTATGCATTCGCCGGTATAAACATGAAGAACATGACAGCAGTATTAGAGCGTGTTGTCGACCTAATCGAAGATGACTTGATTTCGGACAAGGATTGGATACACTTCCTTGGTACTAGCCGACTTGAGTGGGCATGTTATCTGACTTCGTTGCAGCGAGTATTACGAGAACATCACAATCCAAATCTTACAGTTAGTTTCGATTGTGCTAGTCCGTTCCTTGCTTGTGCTAAAGGGTTGGTATATTCTTACAACTTGTTCAGCCATGACAAAGCACAGTATACAATGGAAAAGGCATTCGACTCGTATGACTTCTTTGAGAAGGACATTGCCATGCCCTTTGCTGGACCGATTATGGAGAATATTACAGTAGGTGATATTTGCATACGCGGAGACGAGAAAGACCACTCTATGTATAAGCCCGAGAAAGATCCTAGAGTAAACCCGGATGCAGATCCAGAGAAAAAGAATCCACAAACAACATGGGATGCAGTTAGTTACATGTTGTTAATGGGGCACAATACATACAGTCACATCGTTGCCGTTCAAGAAGCAAACAGGTTGCAAGATATAGAATTAATACGCAGCCCGGTTTCATATGAATCGTGGACAAAGGAAAAGAAGAAGTCCAGTGCAACTAAGCTGAGTCCGTACATACCAAGTAATGTATTGTATTTCGAATCGTTTGTACGTATGCTATTAGACCCTGCCACTGAGAACCGACACGATCTTATACGAGACAATAAAGCGTTTCTGGATATCATTAGCTTTGGTGGTGTTAAGGCAACAGTATTTAACGATCTGTTTGGAGAATAAAATGAGAAAATTAATTTACATGGGCCTGGAATCATACGAGGCCCGATACACCCTACAATTACAAGACTGGAACGAACGTGTATTTAAGCGAAGAGGCCTGGACTACACAATTGTAAAGGGCGGCATATTAGATGACAGTAAAAAGATTGTAACAGGTAGTGTGTTAGATGCACACGGAAGGTCGTTTTGGGCACTAACACAGACTGCTGAATTAGTTAAGATGATGCAGCAAGGAGAAATCACAAGT